TTAACCAGCAATTCATTAAAAACAACCATAACCTATAAATTAAAAATAGGGAGAAGAACAATTAAGTCTTCCCCCTATTATATTATTGAAACTTATCTTAGCATTCCTCAAGAGAAGGACCCTTCTTAGGAGCAGTAGGACTAACTATAGTAGTTTCCTTAGCACCCTTAAGCTTTTCTAGTAGTGCTTCAAGCTCTGACTTCTTACCTGCAATAGTAATATCCTTTTCAGACTTGTAAGAAGTATTACCACTGTCAATGTGAGAATAGTGAATATCAAGAACATCATATTCCTGAGTTTCATCTGCAACACCTAAAGAAGCACCAATATAGGTAGAGCAAGAAGGATAAAGATTACCTCTTACACCAAGGTAGAAGTATTCATCATCCTTAACTAGAATACCATTACCTACATAGTTTTCAGCTTGAGTATAATCGAAAGGAGCATTGATAATCTTAGGACCGTCACCTTTAGTTATAAAAGAATCAACCTCTAGCATTATTCTACGAACTCTATTGAATTCATTCCAAGGCTCTGGCTTGTTTTCCTTAATAACTATAGCCTTTGGTTGAGTAGCATCAATAGTATCAATCTTACTATTAGCTTCTACCTTTGTAAGAGTACCTAAAGCTGTTTCAGAATCAGAATCAGAAACAAAGATTTCAACAGAATTGAAAAGAGTCTTTTCAGCACCCTTAGCTAAATGTAAAGCTACTTCAGCAATAGCTTTTGTAGAATTAGTAGCTGCAGGATTATAATGAGCTATAACCTGTAGAGGGTCTGATTCATTTAAATTCTTTATACCAGAAACCTTAACATTAATACTGTAAGAACTAGTTATTGGATTAGTTGTATCGAATATAACCTTCTTGCCTACTAGTCTAACTCTAATGTCTTCCTTCTTAGATAGATTGATATACTCAATATTGCTAATAGGAATAAGGTCTGAACGAGTTACCCCACCGTGACCTCTATATTCGAAGTAGAGGTGATTCTTGGAGTCATTTACGAAAGCCTTCATCTCACCTAAGTCACCCTTAGTATCTAGGTGCTTATCGGCAGTGAAGCCATCAGCTATTCCAAATTTGTTAGCCACATAATAGTGTCTAACTTGTCTTGAAGTTTGTCCCATATTATTGTATTATATTTTTTAATTTAACCACACTTGTTTTGCTAGAATTACTGCTCTACTTAGTATATTTCTGTGTAACGATTCGTGTAATTCACATTCTTGAGGTGTACTATAACCTACCACAGGAAGTTCAGAGTCTTCTAATACAATAGGTCTAGGACATCTAATATACCTTATAAAGTATTTATCTGAAGTATTTATGTTCTTATCTGTTATAACCTCAATTAAATTATGACCTACATTTAATCTCAAGGCTTGTTTAGAAGGACCTGAAAAAGGATTCCTTAATAGCTTTAAGATTTTATCGTGAGTAGTAGGTAATACTTGAATTATCAAATCTGGGCAACCATCTACCTTTTTAAGTATATGCTCGTACAGAATATGTAATAAGTTTTCAGGCAGCTCGTATAAAATAGACGATGAACTAATAGTAGGAATACTAGATGAAGACTTGCTTAAATACTTTTCAGCAGTAAGCTTAGATAGCTGTTCTTTCAGTAACTCAGTATCTTCTACTCCTTCAATTTTATTGCCTTGAACTATATCCAGTATTAAAGCTTCCTGAGCCTGAGTAAGAAAAACACTCTTTTCATACTCAGTAACTCCAGGAGCTTCATTGCTATTAATGTTATTATACAGAATATCGAACTCTCTACTAAAATCTATTAGATTCATTAATTCTGTCTATTTCTGCTTCTAACTTAAACTTGAGTTCACTATTCTCTGGCTTAGATAAGAAAATAGCAGCGTTTGTAATATCAGGGTCTTGTCCCTTGGGTGCTAGAGGTGTTCCATCAGACTTAAGGTAATAGAAACCACCTCTGTTGCTAAGAAGTTTAGCTTCGTAAGCCTTTCTTACAAGTACCTTATATATTAGGTATTCATCTTCTGCAACATCAATGAATCGTTTAGCATCCTTCTGAATAAGTTCATTGAGACGAGATTGGATAAACTCAATAGTAGTGTTACTATCAATGTTAGCAGTAGTAAGTATAGAAAGAATAGTCTTAAGTACTTCCTTGTTATCAAAGTTCTTATCAAGTAATCTGTAAGCCTTAGTAACAAGTGAAATCTTTCTAGCTTCTACCTTTGTTGCTTCCTGTTCGTCTTCAATTATAAATTCATATTCAGATTTAGGGTTTCTTTCGAATTCAGCTCTAGAAGGACAAACTTTACTCTTATTGGCTAAGAGAACCTTGTACTTAATATAGTCCTCTGGATTATCGAGCTTCAACCTAATACCTTCTGTGGTAAGCACGATTTTATAATTGTCCCAATAATTGTTTTCCTTCTTGAATACCGAAAGAGCATTGTTAGGAAGACCCATTATATATTCAAGGTAATCCTTTTCATCCTTGGTTAATACATTCACATAATGACCATTCTTTAGGAGTGGTACACAGAGATGAATATAAGCATTTGCAGACTTACCACCATAAAGAATATGATTCTTATTTTTTACTAGTGGTGTTTCTCTCTTTATAAATGAAACCTTTATAGTCTGATTACTAAGACAGTTCTTAAGCTTGGGTATATTACTACCATAAATTGCCTGTCTGTTCTCTGTGTACATTTCGTTAGTATCCTCATCAATTACGGGTACTACATCCTCCATTATATCATTATCAAGTGAATCCACTTGTGCCATTTTCTTTGCCATAGTTCTTCTCAATTTTTATATATTATTATTCTAAAATAGATGGGATAAATGATACAGCTCTAGTTGGGTCATAAACAATAACACCAACATCTGCCATTCTGTGAATAGAAGCCGAGTCTTCATCGTGAGCAGACTGGATATAACCATTAACAGAATTGAACGAAGCTGTAACAGCAGCCCAAGGATTTCTAACACCGATAACTAAAGAACGAACTTCATCCTGTCCTTCAACTACAACCTTGTTAATGTTAGAATCTTCGTGCGAACCTAAATCGAAAATATCATAACGATAAGAGAAAGCATAACCACCATTTGGGTGAGTAATCTTATTTCTCTTGTCATCGTCGTACATCTTGTCTACTTCAACCTTAAGTACGATACCGTTAGGCGCACGGAATTCAGTGAATTGGAAACCAGCAGCTAAGCTATTCATATGCATCTTAGACTGAACCTTAGAGATAACTGCAGGGTTGTTGTTAGTTAGAACAGTCCAACCAGAAGTAGTATCAAGTACAGCCTTGTGGAATTGAAGCGCACCAAATTCACCAGTCTTCATAACGAAGATTCTGTTATTAAGCTCCTTCTTATTTAGAGAAAGAGAAATAAGAGCTTCTTCTAACATCTCAAGAGAGAACTTGGAGTAGTAAACAGTGTTACCATAAGAAAGCTGTTCGAATAGACCAGCACCTACCTTGATAGGATTACCAGACTTACCGAAGTCAGTATATTCACCATTTGCATTTCTGTTAGAAGTAGAGAATGCCATAGCGTTATTCTTATATTCCTTGAACTTACGCTCTACTGCCCATTCTTCACGGTCCATCCACATATTGAATCTCTTGTTACCATTGGCAGGAGTAGAGATAACATAAGGAGTAGGCATCTTAACATTCTTCTTGTTACCAGCAACCTTATGGTAAATTCTAACAGTAGTGAACTCATTTCTCATCGAGATAGGAGTAGAATGAGAAACACCACCAACTTTACGAGAAAGTTCTCTTTCAACAGGAGCATAAGCATACGAGAACTTTTCACCAGCTAGAAGACGTTCTGCAGGAATACCATCGTTACGACCATTCATAAGAGTTACCTTATAAACAGCAAGGGAACCTTCAAAACGAGGGTCAGCAAGAACACGCATAGGATAGGTTTCGTTTAGGTTACCCCAAAGTACTTCACCATCGTGGAACATATCTTCTTCAAATACTAGGTAGAAAGGTGCACCATTACGACCTACATTACCATAAGTAGAGTCAATCACGCTACCATCTTCATCTCTAGCTTCACGGAGAGGAATGTTACGTCTTTCTTCACCTTCTAAATCCCAAGTGTATTCATCTTCTGAGGGGATTTGTTTTACAGGGAAAGCATTAAGGAAGTCCTCGAGAGTGCTACCATAACGACTGATTAAGGCTTCATTGATACGAAGACCAAGCTTAGCAGGAGTCTTGATACCAGCAGAAGTTAAATGTCTGTCAGTAGTTAAGCCAGACCAGGACTTCATTGCGCCTACAAAATAAGCATTTCTGTTTGTATTCATATTATAAAGTTATTTTTGTTGATTTACCTTTACTATTCTTTCCAACATATTGTAGACCACCTCTAGAGCTAGGGGAAATCTTTCCTTCTAATTCTGCAAGCTTAGACTTAACCTGCTTGTTGGCGGCACCTTTAAATAATTTATCGAAATCTTTAAAACCATTGGTTAGGGTAAACGCAACACTTATACCTCTAAGGTAACGAGCTTCATCTTCTCTTTGAGCCTTCTGTAGAGCGGTTTCAAATTCTCCTGTTTCAGGATTGCGGTATCTTGCATTAGTAGCATCTATGAAAGCTTGCTTTCCAATCTTCTCAGAAACACCAATCTTTTCATAGAAATCTTTTTCTTCAAATACCTTTTGAATATTCTCAGCTCTTTCCTTTGTTCTACGGTCTTCTTCTTCCTTGAGTTTCTTTGCATTCTCTAGCTCATCCTTGAAAGCCTTATCATAAAATTCCAAGCTATCATTATAAGCTTCAATTGCATCCTCAATATCATCACCCCTTTCAAAGGAACGTTCAACCTCTTTCAGTGCGCGTTCGTGGGATTTACCCATACGAATATATTGGTTGTAGATAAGACGCTTTCTTATGTCTTCATTTTCCTCAGCCTTTAAATCATCTTCAGATAAAGATTCTAGGTATTGAATTGTTCTTTCATATGAAGCAATCTTTGAAGGTTCTACATTATAATTTAATGCTTCAAGAACTCTCTTTTGCTGTTCATCTAAAAGTGAATCTACCTGTTTCTTAAAGAGACTCTTTAAATCATCAGGATTATCTACTTCCTTAATATCATCTTCAGTAAGAGAAGATAAAACTCCGTCCTCTAACAAAGCGTTGGCAATGGAAGAGTAAAATTGAGAAGAACCTTCTTCGTTAGATTCGGGAGTTTCTTCTTCTGTATTTTGTTCTTCTTCATTATCACCTACGCTCTCTTGAGGTTCATTATCCTCATCGGTTTCTTCTAAAGAATCTAATTCGTCTATTTCAGAATCATCTTCTGATTCTTCTGGGTTTTCACCACCATTGTCGTCTATATCATCTAGCTCTATTTCGCCAGAATCAGGACCTTCTAAATTGTCCAGACTTTCAATCTCTTCTAATTCAAAATTAATATCCATTTTTTCTTCTCATTTAATTAATAAATTAATACTACAAATATACTGGAGAGACCTTATTTAAAAATCTAATTAAAGTTTTTGTAATCAGCTAATTGTTATCGTTGTAGTTTCACCTTTATTCTGTGCGTCTTTTATTCTTGCAGTTAGGTTATTCATATAGAATGTAGAGTTAGTTACTTTACCAACTGATTTATTCTCACCAACTATAATGCAACCAGATGAACTATTTTGGTCTGAACCATTATGTATTAATATACCTTCAAAGTAAGGAACATCAAGTAATCTTGGAAGCTCTCTGTTAAACTTTGGAGAGTGATTTACAACTACCTTGAAAGTACCATAAGGAATAGCTGTTTGATGCATAACTTTTGTTAAACCATCATCAAACTTTCCATTCTTATTTAGGTCTATTACTTTATCCTCTATAGTGTCACAGTAATAAGAACCATTGATGAAAAGTTTGCCTATAGTATAGTTAGGCTTTAGAGCTATTCTTTTTAACTCTAGTTTCATAATTCTTTGTAATTTTTTTGTTCATAGATTTTACTTCTACGGAAAGAGTATTTACAAGCTTGTGTAAACCTAAAATAGTAGTCTTTAATTCGGAGTTCTCTATAGTTAAAGATTCTATTCTGTCTTTTAGATTTTCATTCTCAAGAGTAAGCTTGTCAATCTTGCTATTTAAAATATTTCTTTCTTCCCTGTTCTTAGCATTTTCAAGCTCTAAAGTATCGTTCTTAAGTTCAGAAGCTTGAAGGTCAGCAAGAATACCATCCTTCAGCTTAGTGTATGCAGCAAGCCCATCCTCCATATTCTTGATGTAGTTGTTATCAACCTCTGCAGAATATTTCTTTTTCGTGAATACGAAAGTTACGAAAGAACCAACCGCCGTAGTAACAACGGTAACTAAACCGTTTAAAAGTATTTCATTCATTTTATTACCTCAATAAACTTATTCTGTGTTTCTTTGATGTAAGGGTTCTTCTCTTTTATTTCAACTTCCACAACGACATCTCTCTTCTGGAACCATCTAATGAAGAAACATTTCGATGGTTTTCTAAGTATCTTTTTACTATGTACTATGATATGTTTCTCACTAGTAAAGCTAGGAGATACAACCACAGTATTCGGATATTGCAAAGATAAATCTAACTGATACCAAGGGTCCCTGATAACCGTATCTACCTTAAGGTTTTTAACAAAGATAGTATCACTCATTTGTATAGTGTCTACTCTTTGTGCTTGACTCTTAATATAGTAAAGAGCTTTAATCTCTTTTTCTTTTACCTTCAACTCTTTAGCTGTACTCAATAATTCATTAGATATAGAATCATTGAGATACGTAAGCTCCTTTATAGAGAAAGATAATAACCTATTGTTTGTAGTTATTGAATCTCTCTCTAATAAGGATGCTTCATAGTTAGATATGAATCTATCTCTATCAGCTTCAGCAGACTTGAGTTTTTTATACAAACCTACTGAAGTGATGAGTAATCCGACAAATAAAAAGATTATTGCTAATCTTATTTTTGTCATATTATAAATCTTTTACAACATATATTGTATGTTCATCTCTTACTTCAAGAGCATCTAACTCGGCTTTAGTTAAAGACTTCACTTTCATAAGCTCCGAGATTTGCTTCTTAAGGTCTTTAACAGTTTCCGAAAGATTAATCTCATCCTCAACAGAATTTGAGCTTCTTATAACCTTCCAGTTCTCTTCTTTCTTTAACTCACAGCAAGTTATAGTAGATTTACCAACATATACATAAGTGGTAAATTCTTTGTTTATATCATCTACCACTGTTACATATAAACCTAAACGTCTAAAACCTTTAGGTACTCTACGCATAGTACAAGCGAAAGATTCTTCTTTTCTAAGCCAAAGATGATTAGTAAGAAACATTACTTCACTAAGTCTCTTACCTGTATATTCATCAATAACATTACTAAGTAAGGTTAAAGGATAAATGTTTCTCACTTCCTCAGTACCATCGCCTTTCTTGAAATACTTCTTAAGCTGATGTCTCTCACTCTTTATAGCCATTTTCTTACCTGCAGGGTGTCCATTCTGACACTGACAACTGCACTTATAATCACAACTCATATTTATTAAAAATTACCTGTTTCTACTATTCTAATGTAAACCTTTAAGTTATTCTCATAGGTTTTACCCTCGGGTACTGACCAATCTTCTGAGTAAATCTTTTTAGTATCTATTTGAACTTTACCTTTGAACATATAATAACCGACTTCTAAATCAGTTAAATCTATTTCAAAAGTAGGATTTAAACTTCCTACATAACCTTCTTTATTCAATAGCTTTACAATACCTCTACGTTCTGAACCTTCTGGATTATACTCTATAGCATCACGTTGTGTCTTATATAGGAAACCTATTGTACTATCTTTATTTATATAGTAGTCACGTCTAAATTCCTCATTACTATCTTCAAATCTTAAAAAGTCTTTTACTTCTGTAGTTAATTGAAGTTTCATACTATAAGGTTTACCCTCTTTATCTTTAGCATTTCTGAAAGCTGTCCTATCTATAGTAATGAAATCACCAGCTTCTTTACGTGCTTTAAGATAGTCTATTTCCCCACTATGAATATTAAAATCTACACTCTTATCTAATGTTAAATCATAATTTACGCAGTTAAAAAAGAATTGAACCTTGTCTTCATATTCTTCAGATACTATTATAGAGTGTACGTGCGGAGTAGCAAATTGATGGGCATTTCTAACATAAAACATTATAGGTCCTACATCTCCAGTGTAAGATACATTATCTTTAATCCATATAGGTTCAGCATTATAAAACATTAAAGGTTTAAATCTCCATTCATCTAAAGCCTTTACTTGAGGACAGAATATATTACCAGCTTTCTTGTACTCATTATAAGTCATATCAAGACCTAAAGTTACATAAGGGTACATATCACTAGATACTTTCAAACTTTTACTTCTATACTCCTCTTTCCTACTTGTAGATGCAGTCTTATAAACTAATACTGCAAAACCCCTATTATCATAATCATCATACCCGTCTTTAAACCTATCATACTCTCTTGGATTACCATCCCAATCTACATAGTTAGGTTTATACTTATTCGGTATAGTAAGTTTCCTCAGAAATTCTTTATCAGATAAAGCTTGGTTTTCTTTTCCAATATATATCTTCATATTAGTATAATTAATAGGTAGGAGAGTTTTACCTCCCCTACCTTGTTAATTTAATTATAGATCTCTACTAATAGTAATACCAATTACAGGTAGAGATTCAGCTTTATGGAATACTATAAAGTTATACCTTGTACTTGAATCAGTATCTATTAAATAAGTACCACTATCTATATTTACATTATTGTTATCTTGGATAACATAAGAAGCAATTTCCTTACTTGAAGAAATGGTTACAGGCATTATAGTATCAAATTCAAAAATTCTACCATTCTGGTTGCTACCTATGGAATTAAGTTGTTTACCACCTTGATATACTCCTATAATATTTGCATAATCTTTAATACCAACTTTCTTCTTTCTATTTTCTCCAAAGAATACAATTAAGTTTTCAAGTTCTGGTACTCTAGAATCCTTGACAACAAAAGCCTTGTTATTACCTACAGTCTTATATTCAAGATTTAGATTTTTTCCATAGCTGTTTTCATCAACGCTAAAGTAATCCAGTTCACCTACTAATTCTAAAGCTCTGCTACCATCAGATTTAATTCGGTAAACCTTAAGTGGTTTATCAGAATCTAGATAGAATTCATTTTCCTTCTCAATAAATGCATTTGACTCATCTTGGCGACGCGCATTTATTGTTCTAATCTTGTATTCTTTTATACCATTATCTTCAAGGAATCTAACTTTATAATCAGTATATTGTTCAGCGTTACCTACACTAACTATATGACCTTCAACATCATCTGGAGAAATAACTATATTACTTAGATTTCTAGGTGCTGCTGGAGGAGTTACTGGTTGTACACCATAATCCTTAGAAGCGTTTCTAGATAAGTTGCTGTTATACTCTACAGTGTAAGTAGAATTTAAGTTTAATTCAGGATTCATTGCTACAGTAGACCACTTGTGGTTTGTAGCGTTGAAAGCATATTTAAATACTTCACTCTTGTTACCAAAGGTTGGGTTGTCGTAGATGTTTTCTTTATTACCATAAAGAACTACAGAAGAAGCTTGTTCCTGAACTTGTATAGCACCGCTCTTCATAGAACCATCAGACATTTCATCACCGAAGTATAGAACACCTGTATGATTCTTTGCCTTTAGGTTATCAGAAGTTACACCTTCATATACAGCCTGTCTATAGCTGAATACATTCTTATTCTTTATAAACTTTCTTGGGCTGTAATCCGAATCAGACTTTCTACTACTTACAGATAGATAACTATAGTCTATTCTATCGCCATTAGGCTGCTGACCATTCCATATATGATTTATAACAGTATAAGCATAAGGTTTTGCAGCATTTCCGTAATCAACAAGATTATCTACATTAGTTTCATTTTCAGTAGCACCGTACTTCACTAGATATTCATTTCTATATGGTAATGCCATAGTGGGTTCATAAGAACCATCGGATTTAAGCTTACCTATATAAATACTATTACCTACCCATTGATGATTTATTCTAGCACCCTTAGCCTTAATCTTATCTAAAGTTACTTCATCATAAGAGTTTCTATTGAAGCTTAAAGCATAATCATTTACAATAGTAGGAGCAGTACTAAAATCATTTGCTGGTCTTCTACTTTCTACAAAACTAATAGTAGTAGCGGGTGTTGTAGCCCAAGTTACAGTCTTAATATTGTAAGCATACTTGTTAGTAGCACTTCCTGTATCATTTAACTGATTAACATCTGTTACATTTTCTGCACTACCATACTTAACCGATTCGGTAATATTAGCTGGTAATTCCTTAATGAATTGGAAAGTACCATCAGACATAACATTACCTACATATAACATAGCTTCGTGTCTACGTCTTACTAATTCTTCTGGAGTAGCAGCTTGGTATGTATTTTTAGCAAAACTTAAAGCATTTGCTGTTACAACAGTTACAGGTGCAACATAGTCATATTCAGGTTTTCTTTGTACTATCTTATGATACTCTATAACGTTAGTACCATCAACCCACTTAGCTAGTCTAGTTATATAGAAATACTTATATTCTGCACTCTTAGCTGAACGCAGATTACGTACGTCAGTTTCATTCTCTGTTCTACCATATAAGTTACCGTTACCTACAGTAGGTACAACATCCTTGATATACTGGAATGTACCATTAGACATTAAGTTACCTAAATATAGATTATTCTTATAATCTCTTGCTAAAGCCTTTGCAGAAGTTGCTTCATCAAAACTAGTCTTTGAGAAGCTATATACATTAGCTCTAGCTACTGTTACAGGAGCAGAATAATCGCTTTCAGGTCTTCTTCCAGTTACAGTATAATAAGTAATATCATAAGGAGTTTGAGTAGAACCATCTGTAATATCAGATTGTGTATTGAAATGCCAATTATGTTTAACTACATTATAAGCATACTTATACTCATCACTACCTACATTAGTAATATCATCTACTTCAGTCATATTATCTACACCACTATATAACACTAAGTTTTCAGTAGTATGAGGTATAGTATCTACTGATTGTAAAGTATTATCTGAGTATAAATCACCTTGATATAGACTACCTGTATACTTCTTAGATATTACATCATTCTTTGTAGCTTCTACAAAAGCATTCTTATTATAAGATATTACTCTTCTACGTAATCTTGTAGGAGGTGCTACAGGTTCTATATAGTCAGCACCAGGATTTCTACCTGCAATAGTACTATAAGTAAATACAGTATTCTGTCCGTCCTTCCAATAGTGAGTAACCTGATTGTAAGCATACTTAAAGGTAGCATTCTTAACACCAAATTGTGTATGCTCAGTATAAGAAGGTTGATTACCGTAAACTACTTCATTAACTGTAGAATGTACAAGAGACTTCTTAACTCTGAATGTACCATCACTCATAACATCACCTTGATAAATATTACCAGCATAGTTGGAATTCTCAATGTTATTTGTATCTAAAGCTGTGTATCTATCATTTGTAGAGCTATAGACATTTGCATTAACTACTGTAGGCTCAACTGGCTTAGGAGTAATAGTTTCACCGTTAGCGTTGGTAAAGCTTTCCATTAACTTATAGGAGCCATTGATTTTAACATCAATCTGGTCTCTATCAAATGTTCTTATGATAACATTCTTACCAAGATTTAAAGTACCATTAGTAAATGAACCACCATATGTAAAATCTAAAACTGTGTTATCAGGAATATTAAGTGTAGCACCCTTTAAATCGTGATTGAATCTAATAGCATAGATAATCTTATCGCCTGTTCTAGAAAAGCTATCATCAGTAAGAGGCTTTTCATTTCTTAGATAAACAAAACCATACTTACTCTTAGAGTTGTTAGGTCTTTCTGCAAATGAAAGTCTATCATCCATATCCCAAGTTAAATCATCAGGATTTAATTGGAAAGAGTTATTAATATCCTTCTTTAGCGGTTCGAACTTCTCTTTTCTAATCTTATCTATCTTCTCGTTTATTCCATTAATGAATATATCTCTATCTGATATTCTTAAATAGGTATCACTGATAACATTACCTTCAGCATCCATAAGAGCCTTATCAGCAATAAACTCATCATACATCTCTAATTGCTCACCATTCTCTACAGAGAACACGGCATCAAACTTTGATACAATATCATTGAAGAGTCTCTTAGACTTTCTCCAAGTACCATTCTTTGAGCAAACATATAGAGTAGAGTTCTCTAGCGTATCACCAACAAAAGCGTGGTCGCCTACTTTAGGACTAGGAGCTGAAAGCTTTAGTTCCTGTTCGTTATTGAATAAACCCTTGAATGTAGCAGAACCAGAGTTAAACCATTCCCAGTTCGTGCTATCCTTAATTGTTTCAGGTAGTGTATTACCACCAACGAATCGCATTACTTCAGCAACACCTGAATCAGTATCAAAGTATGATACTACAGCACCAATCTTCTTACCTTGTGATGGCTTTAGCTTGGAGAACCAATCCATAGCCTTATCTAGTGTATTAATGTTTTTAGGAACATTAAGGAAGCCACAAGGGATTAGAGATAGTAAATCATTTACTGTAGCTAATACATTCAGGTTGTTCTGAACAATAGCAACTCTTTCTTCCCCCGTTAGAGGGGTAGAGTCACTGAAGTCAGTGTCCTTTACCCCATAAAACGATAGGAGACGATTCTTAAAATCTGAATTTCCCATTTAATTAATAAATTTAGTTATTTAACTTCTTGAGTTCTATTTCTCTTTTTTCCTTCCACTGCTTCTTCTTGAAGTCTAGCTCAGCATCAAACTGCCTATCCTTTTGTTCAAGTGTAAGCCTTTCTTCCTCAGAGAATGCATCATCGTCAGTTCTAAACACCATCTGATTGTGATTATTCTCAGCCTGTATAAGTGCAATCTTGAGCTTGGTCTCATTATTTCTCTGATTAATAGCATCCTGCAATTGCATTTCAAGTTGCTTGTGTTCAAGTTCCTTTTGTTGCATTTCTTGCTGCATCTGCATTTCCTGTTCGTGTCTTTGCTGTGCAGCTTGCTGCATCTCCATCTCATTTTGCTGAATCATATTAATCTTTTCAGCAATAGATGCAGAAGAGTAGAGCTTCATAATCGAAGAGAACGAAAGTGTTTGAGTTTGTAGAGCAGCTTGTGCTAATTGTTCAATCTTCATATTTAGATTGTTTGTAGCAGAAGAAGAATCTACAACTAAACCATAATCACATTCTGCAAACTCATCACCTGGAATCATCATCATTTGAATTGATGTATCAGGTAATATATTTTGTAATTTAGGATTAGTACCTCTAAGAGCTATCTTCGCAGTTTCTAGGAAACATTCTAATACTCGTTTCTTCAGATTATCGTGCGTAGAGAATAACCATTCAGTAATAGTAGATGACTGAAGGTTAGAACGTTCAACACCACCAACAGTTTCTCTGTTGTAAATCTGACCTTCTCTTTGTCTAGATATACCTGCTACTTCACCCATTTCAGCTTTGATAGATTCTAGTAACTGAATATGAGAAGCAATAGCACCAGATAAATCCATATCCACAGAGCCTGCCATATTGTTGTTTAACGCTCCAGAAAGCTTACCTAAAGAAGCGCCTCTATTACCTTCATTGAATGAATCAACTACTGCAATATGAGCAGTCTTTAGATAGTACATCCATTTATCTATATCCCAACTATCTGGTACTTTAGCAAGGTCTAATTGAATTACCTTACCTAAATTATCCTGTATAAGCTTATTTAATTTATCGTGAACAAGATTATACTGATAGTTGTAATACTTCATCATATCAACCATTGAATAAGGTGTATCTTCATTAATGCTGTAGATAGAACCTATAATACCAAAGTGACATTTTGAAGGGTTAGATAATCTGTTATATTGAATTTTTCTTGGTCGGATATTAACGTAAATATCCTTACCTATTAGAGTACCCTCCCAAGCTTCATTTACAACAATAAGCTTTTCAGTCTCACCATTGTCTTTATCAGCTTTATATTCTTCAGGCATTAGGTCTTCAACCATTTCACCTGTATCAGGGTCTATTGAAGTAATCTTTTTAAGTCTTCTTCTAGACTTCCAATATACTTGGAGTACTCTAATGTTATTGTATTTATCGTAAGGTGTGGGTAATGCACCGTCAAGTATAGGTTCTAGTACACCATCAATAGATTCTACAGCAAGAGAAGATAGGAAGTTATTTAAGTTCTCTTCATTATCATTGCTTTCTATATCTCTATTTTCTAGCTTCCTAATATCAGCTTGACTTAAATCATCATAGAACGTATCATACACCTTAGAGAGGGGCCAGTAATCTTCAATAACAATTACGTCAGAATCTTCCAGCCTAGGAGAGCTACCACCTTTAAAAGCTCTAACCTTAAGAGGATTTAATCTTTCTACTGTAGGTTCACCATTTATAATATCACATCTATAAATTTCTTCTCCTACAATAAGGGCATCCATAAAGCCTTGATTAAACATCAAAGGCATATCTAATTCTTTCACATAATGATTGAGTAAGAAGTTACCTCTTATCTCTCTCATATCTTGCCAAGATGCAAACTTCTTTGCTAACTCTTGGGCTTTCTGATTAAATTCCTCTTGGTCTTGAACTTCTTGTTGAAGGATAGCGAGCAGTGATTGTTGTACTGCATTTACCTTGTCTTCCTCCATTTTAGAAATGGCAGTAGGGTTAGTGACGACTACTTGAAAGTCAAATGGTCTTCTTATTTCCTCACCTCTTAGAACATTAAGTTTAGAATTTATGATTGGATAGTGCTTAATGTTGTCTGGAATATAAGTGTCCTCTAAAGAGTAAGGATTAAGAAGGTCCATCATATCCTGCATATCAAGAGTACCATTCACTAAATCGTAATTAATCTTTTGGTCTCTAATATTTTTCCTAATCAAATCAGAATGGAGAAGAGATGCGTTTTCTGCCCATTTAACGCATTGCTCTTTCCACTCCTTATTTTTCTTTGATTCAGGTATGTTTTGAGGTGGAAAATGTAACTTCATATTTATATATAATTTGTTACTTCAAATATATTACCTATATCAAAATAATAAAAGTTCTTATTCTTTTTCTAATGCTTTAAGAACCGCTTGTCATAATTGTTTTTGAAGAATTTATCATTGCCTTTATAGTGCTTTGATTTACCTACAATACTAGTAGGATTCTCTCCAAAATCAATCATCTTTTGTTCCCTATAAAGCATTAAAATACCAAGACAAGAAACACGGTCAAAGTTACCATAAGAGTTATAAGCAATAAGTTCTTTTAATAAAGCAATCCCCTTAATGTTATAAAGATTAGCTACTATTGTATTCTCACCTATTGTAACACTCTTCATTAACCACTCTCTAGTTCTTTCTCTAGCGTGCGCATTAATACCTGCTGTAGCTGGTATACCTTTAGAAGTATTTCCTATAGGTGGAGCCTTTAGCAATTGTTTCTCTGTTAGGTAAGGTAAGGAATCTTCAAGTAAGAATAACATATTCTTCTGAGAGCAGAATGAGAATAAACCCTTCTTGTTATTTTCATAGCATATCTTACAGTTGTAGAATAAAGCTATAGAACAACAAGTCTCATAGAAGAAGTCAGCTCTCTCTGGTCTACCTGTATATTCACAAACAATCTGGTCTGTAAATAAATCTAATACCATAAAGCTACCAAGAGAAGCAGTATCAGCTTGGTCATTATCATATGGGTCCATCGCAGCTATGTATCTTCCTTGTGTAGGCTTACCTGATGAATCCTTAATAGGCAGAGTGAAGAACTCAATAGCACCCTTAATCTTATTACTCTTATGCGGGAAGATACGGATAGGTAAATCATTTGAAGGGACGAATCTTGTTTCTAAACCTTCTCTTACTATCTCTCCTACATAAACATCAGAAAGAGCATTAGGGTCTGCTTCAAGCTGTCCTAATCTATCATTGATATTCGCTATAGGGAATATAGAGTTAGTAGATTTGAGGATAGCTTCTTTCGGAGTGATTGGATTTTCAGCAATAGTTCTTACAATGGAATCAGGGTCATCTGAGTTATACTTTACATTGTATCTATTCTTTAGAATGTCTAATAAAGCCATAACTACATCAGAAATACCATCCTTATTATATCTACCCTTACGATTAATAAACCCAGGGAAGAAGTAACAGAATTTAGGTTTACCTATACCAGCTTCATCATATACATTTGGTATACCATAAATCTTATAACCATCAGGGTTATACATAAGCTCCTGTGCAGAATAGAATTCTGATTCATCAGAACCTGCCGTACCAAGAGCATATATCAAACCATTGACAGCTTCACCATCTTCTACAGAAGGTAAGAGAGTATTATATAAAGCCAAAAGAGAAGGGAAAGAACCAAACTCCTCAATAAGAATATAACCACGTTTACCACGAGCTTTTGATTCATCATCTTTAACTGCTACCCCCATTACGGTATTTAAAGTACCTTTTTCAACACCTGTCTCAGCATCTTTATAACCAGACTTCCATATCATTTCATTCAGTGAATCCTTAATTCTAGCTCTAGGGAATTCAGTGTGTTCGGCTACAAAGTCAATATCTACAATGTACTTTGAAATAGTACCATCCTTATCTTTAATATATTCCTTCAAGTAACCTAACAGAATGGTTACTCTGTCCTTTGTAGTATCTAACCCTTCGCCTAAAACGAAACGCTGAGCCATAATAGAAGCTAATGTAAATGACTTACCAGCACCACGTCGAGCTAATTCAGCACAGTGTAAACCACCTTCGAAGTTATTGTATAAACCTCCATATCTAGCTTGCTCTAAATAATGAGTTCTCAGATACACACCTTCCCAGAATTCAGGGAATGCTTCAACACGACTAGCTACCTTAGTAGAACCATCCTTAAATACAGATAGCTTTAATCTAGAGTAGTTAAGGTAGTAATACATAATCCCTGTAACCCATTCACCATCTGATTCTCTTACATACCCTTCTAAGCATCGTCTGGCTTCTCTCTCTAACCACTTTCTAAAATTAGAGTTAGGACTACCATTAGGTCTAAGGAAAGTGTAGCATCCGTGCTTCTCAAAGTGAATAGCTGATTCTCTAAAGTAATCTATATCTTCTATGATATGCGGATTAACTAGGTCTACTATTATCCTCCCTTTAGAATCTCTTGGTAAGTCTTTAGCTCTCTTTCTATTTGGAGATATTAAGTTCTGTATGTATGGCACAGAATGAACGAAGTGCAAGAATTGTTCTCGCACTTCATCTGGGTATTGACTTAATAACTCTTCTGTTATCTTTGTTTGAAACTCATTTGTTTCTATAATTTCCGTAGTCATAAAGTAATTTCTTTAACACTAAATATTTAGATTCTGCTTCACTTAAATAGTTAGCTTTAATAGAGCCGTGTGCGATTATAGAAAGAGATGAACCACATTCTCTGTATACCACAAGAGTTTGGTAGATGCTCACATTCCTGCTATCTCTATAATAATCTAAGTGCGCTCTTTTGAGTTTCAAGAGCTTAAGCAATTTCTTTTCTTGTTTATCCAAAGATACCATCATCCATCACTGATTTTTGTTTATTACCACGCATTCTAGAATTCTCTTGAACATCAGAGAATAATGCCTTTTCAGTCTCATCCATCATCTTAATCAAATCAGGCATTTCCTTAATAGCCTTCATAACAGCTGGGACTTGGAATACAGGCTTACCCTTATCATCACGTTCATCAATGTTAATACTACGTAATGTCTTTCTAAGATTATCTATCAGGAATCTAGCATCTTCTAGTAGTAGAGAAGATAGTGGTTTGAATGATTTATAATATTCAATGGCTGCTTCTAATTCGGCGTCAGGTTGCCACTCAGGAGCTAAACCTAAACTATCTTTAATCTGCTCCATTCTCTCCTCATCATCAATATAGATTTGGAAATCTGAACGAGGGTCTGCATAGAAATAAATAAAAGCGAGTTCATTATTTGCTTTACTCTTGTCCTTTGATTTATCTCTATTCCATAATAACTTAAAAGGCTTTAGGGCTAAAGCCTCTTCCGAGATTGTAACCCTAAAACCTTCATACTTAAACAACTTAATCATAATCTTCTATGACTAGACTTATATCAGAATCTGTTAATATCAGATATTCAACATCATTAACTATAAGAGTAGGGATGGTATAATGTACTAACTCTGTCATACCATTCAGCTCTTCTCTTGCTGAACCTTTGGGTATAGAAGTCTTTCTATACTTGGCATAACTAACCATTATCAAATCACCTTCCTTGTAATTGGTAACCAGCGGACCCACAGAAACAATTCTCTGTATTTCTGAATACTGACAGTAAGGGTCTCTCATAAATCCTTTTGCTTCCGTCTCAGTATCAGCCGTAGTTTGTATATAATTATAACTCGGCTTTATCTTCTTTATGTTTATTATACTCATTGTAATGTCTAAAAAATTTACCTAAATAAGGTATGCTAATGCTAAGATTGTTGCATTCCTTTAGTTCCTCATTCACGGCTTTCCAATATAACCTGTATATTCTATCTTCAGCCTTTTTATTTAACTGGGATTTCAAATCTAATTAATAATGAAAGTTCTGAATCTTTTATGTGTGGTATAAACTTTGGGTTTAACCTATTGTCTATAATCACATTCTTCTTTCTAAGTGAAGTTAGTAGTACTTGAAGATGTATCATTGTTATATCCATCTCCTCTATTATCTTCTTTCTATAAGTATCAGAGAGTATTGTTGTATCAAGTATTTCCTTATCTAGAATTACCTCTTTTAACTCATCTCTGTACTTATAAAGTTTTGAAGCTAATATACACTCCTTGTTAGAAAGGTTGTGTAAAGGCTTTAAAATAAGGAACCAATTTAGGAACAACTCATCATAATCGCTAGACTTGATTTTCAGTATGTTCGTTGGTCTCATTTATTCCTACAAATTCTTCTAAGAATTTAAATACGTTTTCTTGAATATTACTTGGTAGCAAATCTTTAATCTTGGCTAGCTCAATCATATACTCAAGTCTCTTGTAATAACCAGCAAGATTACTCATATAAATCTGCTGTTCAAGTATTGCTCTTTCTTTAGGACTAAGTTCATTAGAACTGTTCTGAGTTAAGTCCTGCTTTTCTTTTGTATCCATTTACTTTTACTGCCCAATGATAAAGTGATAATTTCTTGTTTTGCTTATTAGTATCTTTCTCAATAAGCTTTTTCTTTGAAGGTTTTACCTCCGACTTTTTTTTTTTTGTTGTTTTTCTCATTTCTGTAG